TTCATTTGAGCACCAGATACAATTTCAGCAGTTATACTGACTTTTCTTGGAGTCAAATATTTTTGAACAGTTTTCTTTCTGTCTTCGTAACTTTCTGGCAATAGATACGCAAATACGGTCAAATTGAAAGTTGAACGTATAACTCTATCTTTTTCTGTTGGAGTTTCTGAGGTATTCGTATAATCGTTTATGCTTACACGAAATTTAAAATTTTGAGGATCTCCCCAGTAATCTTCGGCTGCAAAATTTATTTTTTCTAAAACCGCATTCATCTGTTCGATGTATTCGGTCCACACCATAAATTCGTATTCCACCTTAACATGATCTGGTAAAGTCAAACTATATACACTATTTACAGGAGCAACGGTTTGATTTAATACACTGAACTTATCATACTTATTCTTCTCATTAAACTTTGTAATAACAGGATAAGAAAGATATCTGTTTAATGTCATCATACTTTCATTTTTTGCAAATGAATTTCTTTTGAACATTATTATAGGCAATTGAAGTTTTCCTTGATTATCACGAAGATATCCATCTGTTTTTGCAGCTTTCCATTTTTCAGGATTTCCGTAAATAATTGGAACTTTAACATTTTCACCCGCGTCAATAACAGTTGGATTGATTACATTTTCTATATATTTTACAATTGCCGTATCAATATCTAATAATGATATTGTAAAATTCTTTTGTGCATCCTGATCACGACGAACGTCGAACGCACGATTTGTAGTATTTTCAAAATACTTATTTTGTTGCGTCTTGTCCTCGTTAGAAGGAACTGGATTATTATTGTTTCCTTTCCAGGCCATAAAATTAATATTGTCTATTTACTAAGTTAATCTTGCTCAAACGGCTATAATGTGTATTGCAAATTATAGAAAGTGATTTGTCACTTTGACCGCCTAAGAATTGTTCTTGGACTACATTATCAACTTCATGATAACGGTCATTGAATAAAATCAAATCACCTCATCGTCTGTATTGATGTCTCCTCTGTCAATTATAGCATTGACTTCAACGCCTGGATAAAAACTTTTACCTTCAGAACCAGCTTCACCATATACGTTGACGTTAGTTTCTGATGCGGCAATTTTGAATAAAACTACATAAGTCTGGATAAAATCTTCATTTAATTCACGGTTGATACCGTTCATAAATGATATATCTCTAGCACTAAAATATCTTCCGTATAATCCCATAAATTATCCTACATAAATTAATAATGGAACCGATTTTAAAGTATCTCTCATCTTTTCAGCCTCTGTAGCCTTTGCTTCCATCATAGCGGTTCGTCCAGTTGCTTCAAGATTCTCTCTTAATTGAGTTATTAATGCTTCCTTTTCTGTTTGTGATTCACTTCTCAATGTATCTCCATCAAGAGTGACTTCGCCGCCAGGAATAGGAACGGTGCTATATTTTTGTCTAATAGAGCCAAGAACTTCTTTACATAATGCCAAGAAATACTTCTTAACCCATTGTTTTCCAACGGCGTTTAATTTGTTATACACTACATTTTGATAAGGTGCATTGCTATAATCACTAACTACTGAGTAATTATCTTCGGGTGAAATTGCACTTGCAAATTTATCTTTTTCTACTACGTATTCAATATACACTTCGTGTTGCCACGTAGGAATTGGAAATATTCTCAACTTATTATTTATTATTTCAAAACTATATGAACTTTTACGAACCATATCGTTAAATTCAATTGCTTGACCACGAAGCAAATCTTCAAAAATCGGAGTCATCAAGAATTGTGTAGCAGGACTATATCCGGCAAATCCCATTTCATTTAACACGTTACTATATGACATACCAGTCATACTGAATGGATCATAAATACGTGCAAAAGCAGGTGCTGGACCATGAAATACTCTTCTGATTTCTACTTTATTGCCACATTCTTTTTCACATTCAATCAACTGTGTCAAATCATAAACTTGTTGACCTTGATTTAATTGTATACCTGTTCTTTTAACAGGAACATCACCACCAACATCTATTTCACTACCATATTGTCTTGATAGTTTTACAATAAATGGCAAACCAGAACCTTGAATATTTTTGCCTGTAAGATTTGTAGAAGTGCTTGCTCCTTGTAAATTTAACAAATTATTTCTGATATTAAATTGATTTACTTGAGCACCATATTCACTGACCGCTTCTTCAAAACACGCATAAAAACTGATATCAGTTAATTCAATATCAACGATTGGATACCCCAATCTTTTAGCTGCCCATTCTGCACTTTTTTGACAGTCATATTCAAACATTCCAACATAGTTTGTATTGGAATTTTCATTTAAATAAAAACCAAAGGGAACAGTATTTATGTTAACTGCACTTCCGCTGCCGTTCCATCTAATTGTTGTAGGGTCAAATGCCATATATAATAAATATTATAAAAGTTTAGTTATCTTCACTATTAATTTACCGTTTCCTTTGATAACTCTGTGATATGTTTCTTTTGGTATAAATATTTTTTGATCTAACAAAACAGGCAATTGATTGTCACACTGATATAACCAGTCAATATTTTCTATAACTTCTACGATTCTATCCTCTTTGTCTCTGTGCCATTCTAATTCATGACTATCAACATCGTCGTCAAATTCTCTGATAAATTCATTATTTCCCAACGATGTTTCTTTGAATGGAAATTCCATATGTTACCAATATTTACCTTTACTTTTTGTTCCTAAACTGCGAATTCTGTGACTTCTACAACTCCAATATCCAGCTGTAGTTCTGTCTTTCTTTTGACTGCATTTATGTCTGGCTCTAAAACTTTTTCTACGAGCTGCACTGCTCGCTCTTATTCTCATTTTAGGATCACCAAATGTAACTTTTTTGATTTTACCTGATTTACTCTTTACATAAACCGCAAACTTCTTTGGCCCTCCTGGTGTTCTAAAAGGTCTGTTTTCTCTACCTTCATAAATTGCAGTTTCTCCTAAATTACTTTCTACAATATCAACATCTTCGTCACTTAATTCAATTAAATCTTGATTATATAAGTCACGAACTTCTTTGATGAGATTAAAATAAGATTCGCTATAATTTCTAAAAACGTTTTCTTCAAGAGATAAATTTCTGTCAAGATGATATTTTAAATTTTCACTTATCTTAACATCCTTAACCAATTTCATTGGTGTTGGAGGATTTTCAATTTCGTTTAGAATTTCTTTTAATCTCATATGTTAATAAATATAAATCTACATATATAAAAATAAAAAAACCTCACCCTTTCGGATGAGGTTTTTGTTAATCTAACTCGTTCAAGATTATACTTGGTCCAAATCAGCGACAAGAATCTTGCCGTAGAATTCAGGACGTACTACCTTCTTGGCATAACGAGTCATCACACCACGGCGTGGAGTGAAGTTGACTGGATCGTATACCAATGGGGTTTGTACGAGTGGGATGTATGGAGCATACACAGCACCGGTTTCTAGGAAGTTATTTCCACGGAAACCAACCAAGATGGTGTTTTCTTGCATGTATGGGTTCTTGTAAACTTGGAAGCGACTTGCGAAGCTACCAACACGGCTTACGCCCATTGCGAACTTAGCAGAATCACCGTCAGTGTTTACAACATATCCTGGGATTGATTCCAAGATGGTTGCTACGTCTGGTCCACAAACCAAGAAGTTTGCACCACCACGTAGAGTCAATTGGTGAATCTTGTTAGAGACCTTTTGGATCTTGTTACCAAGAGTTTGGAACCAGGTTGACTTTACATATGCGGTACGATTGGTTGTGTCAGTCGTACGACCGAATGTTACAGAACCGTTGCTGTTGACGGTCTTGTTAACGAATTCGGTTCCGATAGCAGCACTCCAAGCTTCAGTGGTTACGCCAGGAGCAGCATTGATCAACATGTCAAGGATTTCGAGATCGATTTCCATTGAAACGTATTCACTCAAGAGAGCAGTCAATTCTGCTTCAGCGTCAATGCTGTGGTAAGCATTCAAGTCTTGAGCAAGTTCTGGGGTCCAGACTGCCTTCAACTTACGAGTCTTAGCAACGATTGGTTCGCTCTTGAGTTCCAAGTTAACTTCTGGAATACCGATGTCGGCATACAATCCAGATGAACCAGCACCGGCAGTGGTGAACGTATCTTCAAAGTCACCACGGGTTGAATCCGTTGGTTGCTTATCATAGAATACGGTTGATGCCATAGTTGCGGCAGAGGTCGATCCGGTGAACACGAATACGATCTTGTAGTTAGGAGCAGCATATGTTCCTGTGTTAATTACCTTGGTAAATTCGTTCAACAAATTACCAGCAGAAACACTTGATCCGGTCAATACGAATGAACGTACTGCATTCAAGTCAACACTTGCACTCAATGGGTTAGAAGTCAAATCAACAGTGAAGGTTTGACCACTGAACGTCTTTGTGCTTGAAGTGAAGTTTGAATCCCAATTTACGTCGTTTGCACTTGCGGTAGCAACTGCAGCGGCTGGGAACCACAAACTGGATGGCTTGGAGGTATATCCATAACGGCCAGCACCATACAAACCGTTTACTGCATCATCGGTTGAACCGAGTTTGCTGTTTGTATAATTACCACCGAACAATGAACCACTATAGTCATTGTTTGCAGCGGTTGGAATATTGGTTCCATACTTGAAGTCAAGATAGAAGATAAGACCGCTTGGGAGATTCATTGGTTGAACCGAGACGAATTCCTTTGCACTGATTTCAGCAAATACACGGCGAACCAATGGAAGAGCTACGCCAGCCCATTGTTCACTGTTTGCTGAAGTACCAGTTGCGGTAGCTTCATCAAGAAGTTGCTTTGCTTGGTTTTCCAAAAGAATGGACATGTTTGCCTTGTCAACGCCTTGAAGGCCTTCGAGCAAGCCGGTCTTGTCCCACTTTTGTTGCAATCCACGGGTTTCCGTCATCAAACGGGCTTGTGGATTCATGTTGTTAGTCAATAGACTTTTAATATCACTCATATAATTTCTGTTTTTAGTTGTTTTGTTTTAAATACTCACCTTGGTTAAATTACTTCTTGATTCCGGCGAGCTTTTGGAATCTTGAAGCCATCACGTTGCTGTTTTCAACAATAACTTCCTTTGCAGGAGCGGTTGAAGCAACTGGTTTACTTGCCAAACCTTCGGTGATAGTCTTTGCAGTTGTATTTGTCTTCTTGACAACTGATCCACCGGAACTATATGATTCGGACAAAATTGCATAACTCAACTTGACTTCGCGGATGGACTTAGCCAAGTCGAATGTTTCAACGACCTTGGTCTTTTGTTCCTTGGTCAAGCTGAAAGTATTGAACAACTTGTTGGTATAAAGCAACTTACTGTTCAACAAATTGATTTCGCTCAATTGATTGCGAAGATATTCTACAACCTTGTAAGCTTCTTGCAATTCAGCATAGACAGCCTCATCGGTCTTTTCTTTTTCCAAGAGAAGCAAGAAGTTCATTCAAATCGATTTCTTCGTCCATTTCTTCACCGACTTGAGCTTCTGGTTCTTGAGAAACTGGAGCTTCTGGGGCAGGAGCGGCTGGGGCGACTGGTGCTTCTGGAGCAGCAGCGACTGGTGCTTCTGGGGATGGTGCAACTGGAGCTTCTGGAGCAGCAGCAACTGGTTCAGTTTGTGCTTGTCCTTCTTCTTCCAATTCAGCTTCCAATTCTTTCAAAATTTCATCAATTTCTTCATTGGTTACTGTTTCTTCTGCACCTTCTTCTTCTAGAGAAACAACCTTTGGTCCACCTTGAGGATCTTGGTGAGTTACGGCACCTTTGTCTGGAGCATGTGATGCACCAACACCGCCGGAACCAATTTCAGAAGAACTTACAGCTTCATCAGCTGCGATTTCTTGTTTTAGTTTTTCTGCCAACATTGCTTCGGCCTTAGTATTGAAGGCTTCTTCCAATGCGGCTTTTGCATTTGCAAGTGCAGTGGCACGCACTGCCTTTGCGTCAGCAATAGCTTCTTTTAATAGATTTGACATAATGTTTTATTGATTTTTCTGAAGTTATTGAGGATAAACTTCAATACGATTTAATTTATTTTGAGCGGCAAAGAAAAGCCGTAATATAAAATATAAATATGAATAAAAAAATGAAAATAGCAAAAAAATTAGATATTTATAACATTATGCCATATAAAATTAAAGGAAATTGTATCTACAAAAAAGACACCGGCAAAAAAGTTGGATGTTCTGATGATGTTGAAAAGTATCGTAAAGCACTCCTAGCTAATGTGCCAGATGCAAAAAAAGAACAGATCCGTTCCAAATTTAAAAATATTCTCCGTGAAATAATAAAAAAAGACAAAGTTATAAAAGAAGGAACAGATAATAAAAAAGATAACGTTTCTTTAGAAAGTCAACTGTTGGCAAATAAAGGATTAGACTTTACTAAGGAAGAAATTGAAAAAGTAAAAGAAATTATTAAACCAATTCGTCCTGATTTAGAAACGCCAGTTGGAAGAGGTCAAGAATTAAGTTTTCAAAAAGAAAAAAATCCAAACAATCTTTATTACGTAATTAAAAAATTAGTAAATAATAGTGATAGTAGTAAAGAATCGATCAAGTATGGTGTATGGTATGTTGCATATTCAAATGAAGATGACTTAAAAAACCCAACCACTGTTTATTACAGATTATCTGATGCAGTAAATCAGAAAAAAGATAGTGGAGAACCAAATACTATAGAAATGTTAGGTAAATTAGGGGATTTAATAACCGCAGCCGTTAACACAGTAAATATATGACACATTTAACATCATTAATAAAAAAAGAATCTCATAGTTCTGAAGATGGGTATAGAGTTGATGATATAGATCATCCAAATGGATGGAACTGGAAAGAGTTGGATATGTTATTTGGCATGGGATTTGAACCTGAAGGTGAAACTCGTTTAACATTTAAAGATAAAACGCAAACTCATCATATCGATAACACTCCAAAAGAACAATTAAAAGTAACCGTTTACAAAAACAAAGATGGATATTGGTTGATTGTAAATGAAAGAAAACATGTGTTCAAAACATTTATAAAAATGATGGAATTTATAGATGATATGGGATCGATGCCTGTATAAAAAGAAAACCCACCAATTTCTTGGTGGGTTTTTTATTGCGTTTAACTGAACCTTATTTAGGTTCCAGATCTTTAATTTCAAAATACTTTTCAAGGATACCACCGACATCTTCATACAATGATGTCATATGAACATTCTTTTCGTGAGCTTCTTTTGCAAGCTTCTTAAATGTATCAGCATGCTTTTTGATTTCAGAAAAATGACGTTTTGCAACATTTGCTTGAGTCCAGTCATCACATTCATTTACAACATAGGTTTCTGCATATTCTGCAATCTTCTTCAATGTATCGGCAACTTCAATTACTTTGCCATATTCTTGAAGAGACTTACCATATTCATTGTAGTTGTGAACTAAGTCTGCAAGTGATTTCTTTTCTTCTTTTGTCAACTTACGAGGAGCGTCTTCGTTAGTTGGAAGAGGGTTTACTGATGATTCTACAAGATTCTTTAATTTAATCATATATTATAAATATGTTTTGTGTATTTAAAATTATTTAATTTCGCCTAAAATATCACGAATAATATTTTCGACCTTTTCCCACTTATTTGTTTCTGGATTTTTGACAACTCCTTCTTGAAGACTAACTTGTTCTTCTGGATACAAAAATGCTCCTCTTGTTGAAGGATTGCTAACGAAGTCAAATGCAATTAATTCAAAATCATCTTGAACTTCATCCGCAGATTCACGGACGTTTTTACGAACGCTTCCCATACCTCTAGAACTAATACCTAATCTAATACCAGATGCAAATAATTCTTTTAGAATGTTACCGCTTGGTGTTGGCAATACTTCAACTTCACCTACCAAATCGTCACCGTCCCAATACATCTTTGTTACATTGTGACTTACATTCTTCAGATTAACAACGGATGATTCTGGATGATCAAGTTCACCAAGAGCACGACGTTCTTTTATGAAATTTTGTTCATATTTTTGAGATTCTCTTTCTAGAATTTCTTTTGGATAAATACGTCCATTTTGGTTCTTTGCATTTGCACGTTGAAGAACTCCTTTTACCAAAAAGGCACCGTTAGATTTCATAGCCTCACTGATAACTTCACGGCTAATCTCAAAGGACATACAGTCCATTATTAATTTTCTTTCGTTCATATTAAATTCCTTTAGTTGCTACATTTTGAGTTGGTGCTGGAACGGGAACAACAGGAGAAGCAGCTTTCTTTTTTGATGGAACTGAAGCGGCCCCGAGTTTCTTAATAATATAAGGAGGCTTGATGAAATACTCGCTTTCCTTCTGTTTGTTTGGTTCACGACCTTTAATCACAACTACATAATTTTCATAATAGAAATCTATACTTACACTATCAACGTTCACAACATATTCTTTTTCGGGTTGACCATATCCCTTCGATGCTCTGAATTGAATTTTTTGATTTGCAATCTGACTCAAAATTTTATCTCTAAATTCATTCTTGATAGCTTCAGTTGCTTGTGACAATTTATTTTGAAAATCTTCAAGATCAAACTTTAAATTATAACTATTACCTTGTTGATCTTTGGATTGAGGTGCGGTTGGTGCAGAATCAGATGCTGGAGCCGGTTGTTTTGGGCTTGGTGTTTGTGGTTTGGCATCAGTTTGTGATGCTGTAGGTGCAGCAGGTTGAGCTGCAACTTTTGGTTCATCGGCTTCCAATATTTTTTTTAAAAAAATAGGCATATTACTTTTTTAATTCTTTATTTGCAAGAGCAAGTAATTTAGCATAATGACGTGCATCATCTTTATGACCAAGTGATGATGCGACATTTTGTCTTCTAGCTAAAACTGCGGCATCAGCTTTTGTAATTCCTGGTTTATTTGGATCTTTAACAACGTCTGGAGTTTTTTCTTGTCCAACAGCAACAACTTTTGGTTTAGGTGCAGGAGCGGCTTTCTTTTTACCTTGATCCTTACCTTCTTCTTTTACCATTTCATATCCAGTAGCAGCAGTAGCAGCACGTTCATTTCCTTTGCCTGATTTTGCAAACGCATATGGAGTCATTGCCCCAGCAATACCTGATGTGCCGGTTCCTTCTTCCATTTCTTTACGTATAAGTTCTTTAATTTTTTGTTTTAAAGCACCGATTAAAATTTTCTTTTTTTCGTCCATATTATTGAATTTGGTTTTTAAGTTCCTTAATAAGTTCGTATGAAAGTAACAACACAGTAATTTGGTTGTCTTTCAAAGATTTCTTACAATTGATAGATTCTAGTTGCTTTGTGACTTCGTTTATTTTTATTTTCAATACATTGTCAGTAATTTTTTCCAATAAATCAGACAAAGATTCTTTGATGACATTAATTTCTTTTTCTACAAATTCGTTCAATGAATTTGTGTTGCTAATGTTATTAATATATTCCTTGAGAAGTCTCTTTTGATTGTTATCCAAGTCTTTATATTTTTCATTTAACGAATCTACCAACAATTTATAACTCAACAATCTAATATCTTCGTTTTGTTGTTTATAAAAATTTACCAAATCATCTTCAGATTCGGAGATTAAATTCTTTTTACCTATTTTTCGGCTTGTAATTCGTCTTTTGCTTTTTCGTTCAAAAGAAAATTATAAAGTTGCCATTCTTTTCCTAATTCTTTGCTCTCGGTGAAATATTTAAATAATAGATCCTTGGCAGAAGATTCGTCCTTGCCTGCCAAAATATCAGCTGTCACTTGACGAGTCAGTAATTCAAATAATATTCCTGTGTTTTTAAACTTGGAATGTTTAGCTTTTTGCATATATTAAAATAATGTCTCAGTTTATAAATATAATAAAATCTAGATAAAATTCATTTAATTGTAATATTTATTCCTCTATTATGTTGCTTTCGTCAAGCATTGATTTGTGCGTGGTTTCTTTTAACAAATCACGTTTAACATCTTGATGAGTTTGTAAATATTGTTTCAATCCTTCCAAGTTTTCCAAACTTAATGGAGAACGTGTTTTTGATTGACTTCTAAGTGGATCTGTTTGAGAAACTCTAGTGTTTTCTTTGTTTCCCATAGGGTCATATCCAAACCTTGTATCTCTTCTATATTTGTGGTCGCCTGCTTGTGATGGTCTCTTTGATTTCTCGGTAATAGGTGGCGTTGTTCCTCCGCCTTTTTCAGGAGTTGGAGGCGTTTCTTTTGGCGGTTCTCCGCTAACTCCCAAATCTTGCGGAGCTTCGCCGCCAGGTAAACCTCCAGTTTCGCCGCCAGGTGCAGCAGGTTCTTCTGGTTTAATCTTATTAAATGGTTTAGCAGGATCAACACCTTCTTCTTCGATCTGCTTAAATCTATAATTGTCTTTGGCATCTTCAACAATATCATTCTTTTGAATGTCAACGTCTTCATCAGATAATTTGAAGACATTGTTATAAATCCATTTACGGCTAAACATCTTTTGTTCAACCATGTCTTTTGCTAATGTGACTTTATCTGACCAAATTTTTACTTTTTCCGTTTCCAAAATTACCGATGGATTTGTTAATTCAAGGTCAAAATTTACCAATTGTTCATCAGTATATCCTTGTGAATATAAATGAACGATTGCGATTTTTTTGAGTTCACTAATTAATATTTTTTGAATTCTATTGACGGTTTTTGCAAATCTAACGTCTTCGGATGCTAATGTTGCTTTACCGCTCAAATCTTCTTCATATCCCAAAAATGCTTTTGGAATTTTGAGAGCAGCCAACATCTTGTTTTTTAGATAATTGATATCATCAATACCAGTAAATTCCATTCCACTCAATGGTTCGATACTGGTTCCGCTATCACTACCACGAACAGGTAGATAAAAATCTTCAACCATGTTTTGTAGGTTGAATCTCAAATTATAATCTCCGGTATTTGGATCAAGATATGGAATCTTCTTAGTTTTATTCATCAACTTTTCCATATATTGGTCAACTTCTTGTGGAGGAATGTTACCAACATCTACTTTAAAAATACGTTTTTCAGGAGCACGCATTACACGATGGATTAACATTGCATCTTCCATCAAACTCAATTGCTTCCAAACTCTTCTACCACCTTCGATCATACTCTTACCATATGGCAAGAAATTACTATCACTTAATAATCTGAAATGTGCTACTTGATAATTTTCAAGTTCTTCAATCTTACCACCCTCAGGCAAATTAATTTGAAACTTGGTATAGTTTTTATTATTTAAATCACTATTTTCTACACGGGTAACATTGTATGCACTGATCGGTTCCACCAAATAAACACCATATTCAGGACTGATATACATTTTCAAATAGAAATCACCATACTTAACAAGATTTCTGGTCCAACTCCATAAGAAAAATTCAATATTGAGAATATCATAAAACAAATTTTCAAGTATTTGTTTGATATTTGTGTCATTTGTATGAACCGTCAAAATTTTACCCAATTCATTCTTAGTAACACACTCGTCTGCATAAATCTCTGCTATATTGATTATATGCGCTGGTTCTAACTCTATTAAATCTATCACGTAATGTATTTCTATCAGTCGCATACATCACTTCGTCTGTATCTACGACCTTTAGTTTCTTACCACCAATGTTACGAACTATTACATCTGTGGAAAACAAACGCTTTAACCTTGAATACAAGGAACGTTGTTTTAGTATTTGAAATTCTTCTGATGGCATATGTTATATATAAATATAGAGTGGTTACAATAACCACGTAAGATTTTCGGTTTTCTCGTTAAATTGACCCGTTTTCATACTCCACGCATCGTGCGCAGATATGGATTTTGGTGTATAGATTTTATCGTTTGATACTCTTGAAATTCCACCTAACATAGATCTATTTAAATCCATACTTTGTTGACGTAATCTTAATGCGGTATCTCTGACCCACAATCCTATACTAAAAGACATAACCAAATCATCATTATATCCTTTCATTGCAGTAGCTTTGTTTCCGTCCCAAATAAATACTGATAGTTCATCCAATAATCTCTTGGAGTAAACTACAACTGATTGTTCTCTAAAATAATTATCCAATTTTGAAATAAGTAATGGTCTTGTTTTTTGACTATTAGTGAACCCCGGAACCATTTTACGCTCGTCTCTATTGTATTTATTGGTCATTTGACGTTCAACATCAACATACTGCAAGTCTGCACTACTATAGAACGTATTTGGATATTGTCTATCTATTATTTGTTG